GTCAGGAAAAGCGGAAGTTCGCGCGCGTAGTCGGAATAAAGCATGGAGATGGCGAAGGATAACTGGATTTACACGTATTATCAGGGGATAAAGAACGGGACGTACTGCGTCGGCCAGTGGATCAGACTGATATACGAATACTTGGTGAAGGGGCTCCAGAACAGGGAGTTCTTTTTTGACGCCAAGCGCGCCAGCGATGCGATCGACTGGATAGAGAACCACTGCTTCCATACGGAGGGGCCGCTGGCTCCTGGGCCGCTTCGGCTTGAGGTGTGGCAGAAGGCCATGCTGTCAGCCATCTACGGCATCCGGAACGCAGACGGTAATCCGCAGTTCCGTGAGGTGATGTTGCTGGTCGCGAGAAAAAATGGCAAATCGGCCATCAGCGCAGCCATCGCCAGTCAAGTGTGGCGGAACTCCGAATACGGAGCAAGGGTCTTCTGTGTCGCGCCTAAAGTCGAGCAGTCTGACATCATCTACAACGGAATCTGGAACATGGTTCAGTTGGATCCGGAGTGGAAAGAGCTGAAAGAGAAGTCCCAGATCAAGGACACGCAGCACCGGAAGATATACGACGACACGATGCTCGCCAGGCACCGCCAGTCGGATCTGGCGATCCCTGGGACGAACAGCACGGTCAAGAAGGTTTCCTACATGAGCAGGGATCTTAATGGCTACAACCCGTCGGTCACCATCTGCGACGAAATCGCCAGCTGGAGCGGGGACAAGGGCCTAAAAGCCTACGAGGTCATGCGCTCAGCCATGGGCGCTCGGCCCGATTCTTTTATCGTGGCGTGCACGACTTCCGGATATGTCAACGACTCGATCTATGACGAGCTGATCAAGAGGTCTACACGGTTCCTGCTTGGCGAGTCCAAGGAAACGAGACTGCTGCCGTTCCTGTACATGATCGATGACATCGAGAAATGGAATGATATTAACGAACTGCGCAAGAGCAACCCGAACCTAGGGGTCAGCGTCTCGGTTGACTACCTGCTTGAAGAGATCGCAGTGGCTGAAGGATCTCTCAGCAAGAAGGCTGAGTTTATCACCAAGTACTGCAACCTCAAGCAGAACAGTTCCCAAGCCTGGCTGGCAGCGCACGACATCGAGCGCGCTGCAGGCGCACCGCTGAAGCTGGATGACTTCCGTGGATCCTATTGTGTTTGCGGCCTTGACCTGTCGCAGACAACCGATCTCACGGCATGCACATGCCTAATCGAGAAGGATGGCGTGCTTAACGTTTTCGCGCAGTTCTTCCTTCCGGCAGAACGGATAGACGATGCCATCGCCAGGGACGGCGTGCCGTACGGTGCGTTTATCCAGCGCGGCTTCCTTACTCCGTCCGGAGACAACTACGTGGACTACCACGACTGCTATAACTGGTTCGTCGATCTGATCGAAAAGTACGAACTCTATCCGCTGTGGGTTGGATACGACCGTTACAGCGCCCAGTACCTCATCCAGGACATGGAGACATACGGCTTTCACTGTGACGATGTGTTCCAGGGCGAGCAGCTGTATCCGGTGCTTATGGAGTTCGAGGGGATGCTGAAGGACGGAAAGATCCGGATCGGCGACAATGACCTTCTGAAAATACACATGCTCGACAGCGCTATAAAAATGAACATAGAGCGCGGTCGCGGCAAGTTGGTAAAACTGTCCGCTTCAAGTCACATTGATGGAATGGCGGCACTTATCGATGCGATGACCGTACGGCAGAAGTGGTACGGCGAGATCGGCGAAATGCTGAAGAATGGAGAAGACAATGGGGATGTTTGATTGGCTGTTCCCCAAGAAGGAGCAGCAGGAACTGCCGGTGGACGGTTATTTCAAGACACTGACAGCATACGCGCCGGTCTATCGGAACTGGAGCGGAAAGCTGTACGAATCAGAGCTTGTCCGGAGCGCGATTGATGCCAGGGCAAGACACGCGAGCAAGCTGCAAGTCAGAATCCGGGGCGGGGAATCGCAGCGGAAACTGCGGACACGCCTGGCGCTGGATCCGAACAGCACACAGACCTGGTCACAGCTGCTCTACAGGATCAGCACCGTGCTGGATATGCAGAACACCTGCTTCCTGGTCTATGTCTACAACGATCTGTACGAGCCGGTCGGGATCACAACGATTGTCCCGCAGGCTTATGAACTGGTTGAAGCAGACGGAGAGCCGTGGCTGCGCTTCACGTTTGCCAACGGTGAGAAGGGATCCGACGAGCTGAAGAATGTCGGGATCCTGACTAAGTATCAGTACAAGTCCGAGTTTTTCGGTGAGAGCAATTCGGCACTGACAGACACGATGGCCCTGATCAACATACAGAACCAGGGCATCGAGAACGCCGTGAAGGATTCCAGCACATACAGGTTCATGGCACGGGTAAACAACTTCACCAAGCCGTCGGATCTGGCCAAGGAGCGGAAACGGTTCACGGCTGAGAATCTGGCCGGAGGGCAGGACGGGATCCTGCTGTTCCCGAACACATACACGGACATCCAGCAGATCAAGTCCTCGGCCTATACGGTTGACTCGGAGCAGATGAAGATCATCCAGAAGAACGTGTATGACTACTTCGGGGTGAATGAAGACATCCTGCAGAACCGGGCCGTCGGCGATGTCATGGACGCGTTCTGGAACGGCGCCATTGAACCGTTCGCCATCCAGCTGAGCGAAGTGCTGACCAAGATGCTGTTCACGGACCGTGAGCGGCAGGTGGGCGCCAGGGTGCTGATTACAGCGAACCGGCTGCAGTACATGACAACATCTGAAAAAATCAGCATGGCTCAGCAGCTGGGCGACCGCGGCATGATCATGATCGACGAGATCCGTGAGCTGTTCAACTACGAACCGCTGCCGGATGGCAAGGGCCAGTTCGCACCGATCAGAGGCGAATATTACAACGCCGGAGAGGATACGAAGGATGAACCAGAGAGAGTATAGAAGCATGGATATGTCCATGCCTGCAGAGACAGAATACAGAGTTGAGGGATATGCGAGCACGTTTGAGCCGTATGTCCTTTTTTCACAGGATGGCATTGATTATTCGGAGCGCATCGAACCGACCGCATTTGATGAAGCGGATCTGACCGATGTCGTGTTCCGGATCGACCATCAGGGGCCGGTATATGCACGCACCAGTGCCGGCAGCGTGCAGCTGTTCGTAGACGAACACGGCCTCGGCAACATTACGGATCTGAGCCGGACGCAGAAGTCCAGGGATCTGTACGAAGAGATCAAGGCCGGCAATTATCCCAAGATGTCATTCGCCTTCACCGTCGCTGCGGACCACTATGACAAGGCCAGCCATACGCGGGTCATCGAGCGGATCGCGAAGGTGTACGACATATCTCCTGTAAGTTTCCCGGCAAATCCGGGAACGGAACTGTCCGCACGTGACTACTTCGACGGAGTGATCGAAGCAGAGAAGGCGGAGCGACTGGAGCGTGAGCGGCAGGAACAGGAAAAGCGCAGGCTTCAACTGCGTATCAGAGTAGGAGGTTATCTCGATGAACATTGAAGAGATGACGATGGACGAAATCCAGGAACGGATGAAGGCCATCAACGAAGAGCTGAAGGGCGAATGTGACATTGACGCACTGACCGCCGAGTTCGATGCTCTTGAGGCGCGGGCTGCCGTCATTAAGGAGACAGCAGAAAAGCGCAGCGCACTGATCCAGCGCATCGCCTCTGGTGATGAAGGATCCGTCGTGGAACGCCACGAAGAAAAGGAGAAAATCATGGAAGAAAGAAAGATGACACCTGAGACTGTCGAATACCGTGACGCTTACATGAAGCGCCTCATGGGCAAGCATATGACAGTCGAAGAACGCGCCGCACTGACAGATGCTGCGGACATCATCCCGACTGAAACACTGAACAAGATTTACGGCAAGCTGGAAGAAAACCCGCTGATCCGTGAACTCGATGCCCTGCGGATTCCGGGCTATGTCCAGGTTCCGTATGCCAAGACCGTCAACGATGCTAGCTGGCTGGCAATCGCATCCGCTTCCACCGACTCTGCCGATGTTGTTGACAGCATCGCCCTGTCCGCCAAGAAGCTGATCAAGACTGTCGAAATCACAGCCGACATCCAGGCTATGGCCATCCCGGCATTCCAGGACTGGCTCGTATCCAAGCTGGCCCAGAAGATGGAAGCCGCTATCTGCGCTGCCGTCATGAATGGCGCCGGCACCACAACAGTTCCGGATGGCATCCTGCATAAGGTTACTGGCCAGACAGCCATCACCACAGTGTCCGTCGCTTCTGTTGCTGACCTGATGGGCAAGGTTGCTCCGGCATACCACAACGACGCAGTATTCGTCATGACACCGGCTACATTCTTCGGCAAGATTGTCCCGCTGGCAGAAGATTCCAACGGCATTCTGGTCATGAACGGTATCGACTACAGACTGCTGGGTCACCGGGTCATCCTGGACGCGAATGCAAACTGCATCGCCAAGGGTGAATCCACCACAGCGTCCGAGCATATCCTGTTCGGTTCCCTGCGCAAGGGTTATGTCTGGAACTACGGCGAAGGCATCAGCATCGAAGCTGACCAGTCCGTTGCATTCCGTTCCGGCTCCACAGTGTACCGTGCTATGGCTCTGTGCGATGGCGCTGTCGCTGATGAAGAAGCATTTGCCTGGGCTAAGTGCTAAGTGACTGAAAAAGGAGGCAAGTCATGAAGGTACTTATCGCGATACCAGCAATGAACCAGGTCCCGACGCAGTTCGCTGCGTCGCTGGCCATACTACAGAAACCGGAGGACGCGGTAGTCGGCTTCCAGGTCGGATCCCTTGTGTATCAGGCCCGGAACAACATCGCGAAGGCCGCAGTTGACATGGGCGCGGAGGTAGTCTTCTGGCTTGACTCCGACATGACTTTTGAGCCGGACACGCTCAAGAGGCTGCTCGACGATTACAGCGAACATAAGGATGCCATCATCAGCGGGATCTACTTCAAGCGGGTGGCACCTTATGTTCCTGTTCTGTATGAGGTGTTCAACATCGAAAACGGTGAGACGACACACCTGATACACACAAAGATCCCGGAGGAAATCTTCGAGGTGCAGGCTTGCGGCTTCGGCTGCGTATTGACGCCGGTGAAGATCCTGAAGGATGTCATGGACAAATACGGGGCACCGTTCAATCCGATCGGCGGGAACGGCGAGGATCTGAGCTTCTGCTGGCGGGCTCGTCAGCTGGGCTACAAGGTCATCGCGGATCCGTCGGTGGAATGCGGCCACGTAGGATACCAGGTCATCACCAGGAGCTTCTGGGAAACGTATTACAAGAACATCGGAGGATAAGATATGAGTGCACTGATCGACAAAGCGAAGGACGTGCTGGACATTACATCAGACACATTCGATGAGGAGATTGAGGATCTGGTCGCTGCAGCATTGCTCGATCTGGGCATTGCGGGAGTGGACGCTGACATTGTCAGTGATTCTGATCCGCTCATTGTCCGTGCTGTTCTGACATATTGCAAGGCTCACTTCGGTGAACCTGCAGACACAACATACCAGCGGCTGAAGGCTTCGTACGACGAGCAGAAGGCCCAGCTGCAGATGGCCACCGGCTACACAGACTGGGGTGAGTGCTGTGGAGGATAAGCGCAGGGAAATATCTCTGATCTCCGTCACGCACACACAGGACGCCATCGGCCAGCTCGTGGACGTTGAAACGAAGGTTGACGTTATCGCTACACTTCGCAGCGTCTCCCTCACCGAGTGGACCGATGCAGGCCAGCTTGGGCTTTCGGCTCAGCTGCAGGCTACTGTCTGGTCAGCGGAGTACAGCGGGCAGGAGATCGTTGAGATCAGCGGGAAACGGTACCACGTTTACCGCACATACGATACCGGGCGCAGGATCGAACTGTATCTCGAGGAGATGGTCGGCCATGTCCCAAGTAACGATTAAGCCGGACCAGCTGGTGCGGGAGATCCTGAAGGACCTGAACGATTACACCGACAATGTGCGGGTCAAAGTTGACGAAGCCGTCGGAGAGGTCGCCAAGGAGAGTCAGAAGAAACTCCGGGCCACAACCGGAGCGGAAGGGTCCAACGTCTGGAGAAAATACCCGACCGGATGGACAACCAAGTCCACCAGGCGGAAGGGTTACCGGAAGGAAGAGGTCTGGAACTCGCGGTATTACCGGCTTACGCATCTGCTGGAGAACGGGCACGTGATCAAGAACGGAACAGGCCGGGCTTATGGCCGGACAAGATCGTTCACGCACATCGGCCCGATCAATGACGAAGCTCAGGAGAAACTTGAGGAGAAGATCCGGGAGGCGATTGAAGAAGGATGACACTTGCAGAATTTGTAGAACTGTTTGACGAATGCGGCATCCCGATTGCCTTCGACCACTTCCGGACGGAGCAGTCACTGCCGTATCTGGTATACATCGTGGCGGCGAATGATCAGTTCGGCGCCGACAACATTACATATCATTCCGCTCCGGAACTGCAGCTCGAGCTGTACACGGAGCAGAAGGATCCGAGCAAGGAAGCCGTTGTTGAGAACATCATCAGCGGCTTTTATTTCACAAAAGAAGAGGGCTATCTGGACAGCGAACAGATGTACATGGTCGCATACAGGTTTGTCCTTCAGTAAGGAGAAACAATGGCAAATAACAAGGTTAAGTATGGTCTGAAAAACGTCCACTACGCGATCTACAACAGCGGCACCGGTACCTACGGGACACCTGTTGCTGTTCCTGGCGCTGTGAACCTGTCGCTGTCTCCGGAAGGCGAGAGCAACACGTTCTACGCCGACAACGTAGCATACTACGTGACTCAGGCAGACCAGGGCTACTCCGGTGACCTGGAAATCGCAATCATCCCGGATGCAATGAAGAAGGATGTCTGGGGCTGGACAGAAAATGCCGATGGCGTTCTGGTCGAAGACAACCAGGCGGCTGTCGCAACATTCGCGCTGCTGTTCCAGGTCAACGGTGACCAGTACAACCGGCACTGCGTTCTGTACGCCTGCTCGGCTGGCCGTCCGGAAATCACCGGCGCCACCATCGGCGAAACAGCAGAACCGCAGACAGAGACAATTTCTCTGACAGCAATGCCAAGAGCAACAGACGGTATTGTCCAGGCTGTTACAACCGATAACACAACCAGCACCGTGATCAGCGGCTGGTACAGCTCGGTTTACACAGGTTAAGTCATAGAGGAGGCAAATAATGGCAGTACTGAAGCAGATCGAGATTGACGGCAAGCCCGTCAAGTTTATGGCATCCGCAAGGACGCCGAGGATCTACAGGCAGCTGTTCGGGAGGGACGTCATTATCGACATGAAGTCCCTCTCGGACAAATTTAAGTCCGTGTCAGAAGGCGAGGACCAGCTGGGCGTTATGGACCTGACGATCTTCGAGAACCTGGCATACGTCATGAACAAACAGGCGGATCCGGAAGTGCCGGAGAACATTGACGACTGGCTGGATCAGTTCAGCACATTCGACATCTATGAGGTGTTCCCGCAGCTGATGGATCTCTGGGCGATGAACAAGGCCGGCCTGTCCAAAAGTAAAAAAAAATAAGGCAAACTGAACGCGAGTTCAACGCCGCGCTGCTCGAGCTCCGGATGGGGCAGCTGGGCATAGCGGCGATTGCCGACGAATACACCATCGGCATGGTCCTCGACATGCTGACGGAACAGTCTAACGACGGCGAGGAGTATGACATCGTCGCAACACAGGACGATATTAACGCATTCCTGGGAAAGGGGCACTAATGGCAGGAAACACAAAAGTCCGCGGTATTACGATCGAACTTGGTGCGGATACTACCGGGATAAGCAAAGCGCTCGGATCACTTAACTCCGAGATAAACAAGACTTCAAAGGAACTGAAAGATGTCGAGAAACTGCTGAAGCTGGATCCGGGAAACACGGAACTCCTGGCGCAGAAACAGCGACTGCTGACTAAGGCGATTACAGAATCCGAACAGAAGGTTGTCGCGCTGAAAGAAGCCCAGGCCCAGGTCAACACTGAGACCGAAGAGGGCCGGCGGCAGTACGACGCAATCCAGCGCGAGATCGTAGCCTGCACACAGGAGCAGGCAAAATGGAAGAACCAGCTCGATTCCATGCCCGGCACCATGGACAAGATCGCCGCAGCTGCCGGCAAGATCTCCCAGGTAACCGGGGAACTGGCAGACAAGACTGCCGGGATCAGTAAAGTTGCCGGCGGGCTTGTAGCCGGCGCGCTGGGCATGGCGTACAAGGCCGGCCAGAGCGCGGATGAGATCAACACGCTGGCGCAGCAGTACGGTGTGGCGACAGATCAGATCCAGAAGTTCAATTACGCACAGGATCTGGTCGATGTCAGCACCGACACAATGCTGTCGAGCATGGCCAAGCTCACCAAGCAGATCGGGTCCGGGAACAAGGCGTTCGAAGAGCTGGGAGTGTCGATCAAGGACGCTAACGGCGAGTATCGTTCGTCTGAGGATATCTGGTACGACACACTCGAAGCTCTGAGCAAGGTTGAGAATGCTACAGAGCGTGACATTCTGGCGCAGGAACTGTTCGGCAAATCTGCCGCAGATCTGGCCGGAATCATTGACGACGGCGGCGCGGCGCTGAAGAAGTTCGGACAAGAAGCGGAAGACGCAGGGCTGATCCTTGGGTCTGACGCGCTCGATGCTGCCAACGATTTCAACAACTCGATAGACAAGTTGAAGGCGACTGCAGGGCAGGCCTTCATGGAAGCCGGCGCGACACTGGCCGAAGAACTGCTGCCGCATCTCGAAAAACTTGCGGAAGTGGTGAACAAGGCGCTGCAGTGGTTTGGCGATCTGGATGGAGATACGCAGGGACTGATTCTGACATTCCTCGGATTGGTCGCCGCGATCTCTCCGGTTCTGAAAATCGTCAGCGTCCTGACCGGAGGGATCAGCACATTGGCTACGGTGTTCACGTTCCTGTCCGGGCCTATCGGCATTGCCGTACTGGCCATCACAGGACTGATCGCCGCAGGCGTCATGCTGTTCAAGCACTGGGACGAGCTGAAGGCATACGCCATCCAGCTGAAGGACAACTTCGTGGAGACATTCACCGGGATGCGGGACGCGGTCGTAGGAGCGTTCACAGAGGTTGTCGAGTGGGCAAGAGAACTGCCCTCCAAGATAGCCAATGGCATCCTGGAACAAATCGGCCTGGTAAAGTCTTCGGCTGAGCAGCTGGGCCAGTCCATCCTGGACAAGCTCAGTGAGCGGTTCGAGAACATGAAGCAGGTTGGCCGGGATCTGATCGACAAGGTCAAGGAAGGCATC